TTTATGACTTTTTCGGCTCGTGAGGAGTATCTTAAAAATAATCCAGAATTGGCCATTGTCATTCAATCACCAATGATTGTTTCAAGTGTCTCTACTTCAAATTCAAAAGCAAGTAAAGTACCCACAGGATTTGGTGAAGTATTATCTAAAGTAGCAGAGGCACATCCAACAAGTGTTGTTGGTGAAAGATATGGTAAGAAGTCAATTAAGGAAATTAAAACAAGAGAACTTGTCAAGAAGCATGTTAATAAAATGACAAAAATGGTAAATTAAAAAAAGGAATCAAATGAAAAAATCACTATTACTAATCGCTTTATTATCAGCATGGAATGTTCAAGCTGCAGATAAAGAAAACTTTGCACATATACAATTGGTACATCGTAGTACCGTTGGAGATGATGAAAATAAACCAAATCGTAAAGGCATTAATATAACAACGGGTCATAAGCTCGCTGATAATTTTCAAATAGATATGTCAGCTCAATATCGTGAACAAAATGGCAATAATACAAACCCATCAACACGATTAGAACTTGGTGCTTTGCCTAATAATGAAAATGTTTATTTAAGAGCAGCCTTAGGTGTCAAAAGTGATACTGATAGTCACTTATATTATTCATTAGAACCAGGTATTAAATGGAAACTAACCGATAAGTTAGCAGCAAGAACTGGTTATCGTTATCGCTCAGCTTTTTCAGATAACCAAAAAGATACAACCAATACTATTCGCATTGGTGCAGAATACGCTTTAACTGATACACAAAGCATTACAGCAGGCTATGACCGGTCATTTGGTGATAGTGAATTCAATGGACTTTCAGCGGGTTACGCTATTAAGTTTTAATTTTTAGAAAGTTACATTATGTTTAATTATGTGAGATTACCTGAGCTGGACTTTGAGCTCAAATCAGAAACAACCAATAAGGGCAGAACCTATATTACGCCTAATGGAGATGTTTATCCATCCGTAACAACGGTTCTGTCACCTTATTCAAAAGATGCTATTACATCCTGGCGTAAAAGAGTTGGCTATGAAGTAGCAAATAAAATATCAACACAAGCTTCAAATCGTGGTACAAAATTACATTCGGTTTGTGAAGCTTATTTGCTTGATGAAATACCCAAAGAAAAAATGCAAATGATTATGCCTGATACTAAAGAATTATTCTTTAAAATCAAATCTCATATTGACGAAAACATTGGCACAATATATTCAATTGAGCGTCCTTTATTTTCAGATAAATTAAAGATTGCTGGTAAGGCTGATTGTATCGCTGAATGGAATGGCGAATTATCGGTTATTGATTTCAAAACATCTTCAAAAGAAAAGAATGAAGATTGGATTCAAAACTATTTTATGCAAACAACAGCCTATGCTGAAATGTTTGAAGAAATGACCGGTAAGGTTATCAACCAAATTGTTTTGGTATTTGCTTTAGTTGAAGGCGAATCACAGATTATCGTTAAACAAAAACACGATTACATAAAACCATTGAATGAATATATTGATTTTTATTGGTCGGGTATTAATGAAGAAGTAGCTTGACATTTAAACCAATTGTGATATAATATACATTATGCCATTAGTAACTGAAGAAATTAAAGAAGTTAAATATATTGTATTACAACAAGTTGACCAACCAGATATGTTTAAATTGGGTGGTAATAATTCAGATGTTGTTTTTTTATTGATTATTGGATTGATATTATTTTTTTTCAGTAAATTTGTTGGTATAATTACAAAGATTATAGGCATAATTATTATAATGCTTTGTGTTTATACTTTATTTGTATCATAGGATTATTATGAGTGGAAAAGGTTCTAAACCAAGGCCATTGAGTGTGAGCTTAGATGAATTTGGTAATAGGTTTGATGCTATTTTTGCCAAAAATGACAAGAATAAGACCAAAAATATACTAAATACATCTAATAACCACTCACACAAAAAGGTTATTAAACACAAACACACACAGGAGAAGTAGTATGTCTAACATGACACCATTTGAAATTCGTCTCGAATTATTAAAAATGGCCAAAGATATGCTTGAAGAGGATTACCGAAGCAAGCGTGAACAAATCAGTAATGATTGGTCAGTCAAAGTTGAAGTAGCAAAACTTAATGGCGGTTCAATACCCGACCATCCTGGTTTTCCAATTTATCCATCCGAAAAAGAAATTATTACCAAAGCACAAGAACTTAATGGCTTTGTTTCTAATATAGATTCCAAACCAACAGTAACGGTAACAAAAAAATCTAGCGCAACCGTATAGACAAGGGCGTTTTTTAGCCTTTAACTAAAAGGAAACACTATGCAAAGAATTAATATACTTAGCACATCAACAATAATTATCGCATCGATTATATCAGTATTAATAGTTTTAGGTTTTAGTAGTGTAATGGCAACACAGATTAATCCAATGCCCTTGAAAATAGGCTTTCAAGATTTATCACCAAAAGCTAAACTTCAAGTAGAATGCTTGGCACAGAATATGTATTTTGAATCAGGCCATGAATCAGAAGAAGGCCAAATAGCCGTAGGCATGGTCACCATGAATCGTGTTAAAAGCGGAGAATTTCCAACCACTATTTGTGGTGTAGTTAAACAAAAAGTTGAAACAACTTGTCAATTTTCTTGGTACTGTGAAGGCAAATTTGATGTAAAGTCCTTGACACACTTTAATAGTTTAGTGTATAATAATATCCGTGAATTAGCTGTATATGTTTATGCTAATCACGATAAGATTGAAGACCCAAGCCGTGGAGCTTTATTCTATCATGCAGATTATGTTAAACCAGGTTGGAAGAATATGAAATATCTAACAACAATTGGACATCATAAGTTTTATAACAAAAAGGAAAATATATAATGACACAATTGAAAGATGCAGTTAAAGTGAGTACCATATTTTTTGTTTGTTTAACAGTTGTCTTACTTTCTATTACGGGTGGTGTTGGTTATTATTTTACACTAGACCGACAATTAATGGCACGAAACATTAAAGATGCTATTGATAAAGGAATTGATCCAATGTCCGTGAGATGTTCTTATGCAAGCCAATCGGATACGGTATGCGTTGCGTATTCTTATACAAAGCAAGGTAAAATATCCGTAATACCCGACCAAGCAGTTTCTATAAAGAAATAATATGCCAACAAAAGAAGAAATGAATAAGTTTTCCCGAGTAATTGATTCACTTGTAGCAAATACAGATTATAATTATATTGAAGCAATAGTAGAACATTGTAAAAAAACAGGATTGGAAATAGAAGTGGCCGCCACACTCATCAATGCAAATCTTAAATCAAAAATTGAGATGAATGCCATGGACCACAATTTATTGAAAGATAAAGGTTCTCGTTTACCAATATGAGTTTAACTGCTATCTCATATCTATATGATAGATGTTTGTTAAAATAGCAAAATAACTTAAAGGAGCATAAAATGCCTAAAGTAAATTTAGATTGGAATTTAATAGCTAATGTAGCTGTAGCTGTTATAGTTGTTCATTATGTCGGCAAACTAACCGGCTGGTGGTAAGTTAAATGAGTTGGGAGAACTCAATAAAACTCCCACTTTATTTTATGATGGATGTTTATGACTGGTTATGAAGCATATGAATTATTTCAAGCCTTAAAACGGCACTTTACCCAAGAGAAGTTTGATTTTTTCAAATATCGTGGGCATATTAATACATCAAAAGAAGCCTTTGAGAATCGCAAAGACAAATGGCACTTCTATAAACTCTCACGCAAGTTTGGTACCAAACAAGAACTCACCGATTTTCTAATTGCCAATTTTTTGGATAATGAAAATATTTGGGTTAACAATCTCCTTGTAGAAGAAGCTGATATTCGGTATATCGAATATAAAAAAGTGATGCAATCGCTTGCCTATACCTTTGAGAATGATTGTATATCACTATTTGAAGACTGTAAAGACCCAAATAGTTTATTGGTAACCAATGGTGACTATCCTATCCTACTCACCAAGGCACTCCGTAAAGAGATTCATATACAGACATTAGTTTTGTTGAATATCATTCTAGGGTTCGTTCCAATGTGGTCCAAAACCATTACGGACACCATTCGTTGGCCTAATTATCATATGAAAATGCTCAAGATTGCCTCATTTCTACCTCAGGATAGTGTAAGATATAAACTCATATTGAAGAAGGTTTTACTTTGATGTGAGACTAAATAAGTTTATATTATGGCAATTAGTGGATAAAACAAGATACAAATATACAATAACATACTTTACATACGAAAGGCAATACAATGAGTAATTTTGATACATTAAAACGCAATCGTTCAAGCTTAGAAAAACTAACTAAAGCGATTGAAGCAACAACACAGTCAACATCAACCGAATCCGGTTCCCGAGATGACCCCCGCTTATGGCAACCCACAGTAGATAAAGCTGGTAATGGCATGGCCATGATCCGTTTTCTACCAGCACCATCTGTCGATGGCGAGGACGCTTTACCTTGGGTTCGAGTATTCTCCCATGGTTTCCAAGGACCAGGCGGTTGGTATATTGAGAACTCTCTCACAACACTTAACCAAAAAGATCCAGTTTCAGAATATAATTCTACATTATGGAATTCTGGCATTGAAGCAAATAAAGAAATCGCTCGTAAGCAAAAACGAAGATTAAACTATATTGCCAATGTTTATGTGGTTTCTGACCCAAGTAATCCAGAAAACGAAGGCCAAATTAGAATTTATAAATTTGGTAAGAAGATTTTTGATAAGATTACTGAAGCGATGAATCCTGAATTCGCCGATGAAACTCCAGTTAACCCATTTGATATGTGGGAAGGTGCAAACTTTAAATTGAAGATTCGTAATGTTGAAGGTTACCGTAATTATGATAAATCAGAATTCGCTGAGAAGTCAGCACTTCTTGATGGTGATGATGCAAAACTTGAAGCTCTATGGAAACAAGAACATTCATTAAAAGAATTCTTGGAACCAAAACACTTTAAAGCATATGACCTATTAAAAACAAGGCTAGATAAAGTTTTAGGTTTTGAAGGTGATGTAGCACCAAAGTCTAAAGCAATTGATGCTGTAGTTGAAAACTTCCATGATGCTGAGTTAGCTGCACTTGATACAAAGATTGCAGTTAGTGAAGATGATGATGATTTGAATTACTTTAAATCTTTAGCACAGTAGTATTACCTATGCAATACCAAACCCCACTTTGGTGGGGTTTTTTATTAAGCTGCACGAGCAAGAACCA